ACTGGTAGCAGAGAGAGGCTGCAGACACAGCCCTCACTGTTAAAGCAGACATATCTACAGAGTAGGGTCTCATCAAGTTTATCAGACGAGCCCCTGTGTGCATTCTTCCTCGAGATATTGAATTGCACTTACCCTCGATGTACTTTGTTACTTCTTGTATTGCTTGGGTCATTCTGATTATCCAAAGTTATAAGAGTCAAAGTCCTGCTGACCTGTAAGTCTCCTCGTTATAGTGTCGTAGGAAGCAGAGCCAGCGTCCCCAGTTTTACCTGTGAAACGTGACTTGAGTACACGCAATCGTATTGTATTACGTTCCTCTTCGCTTTCAGCAACAAGGTTACGAGCAAAGGTTACAATATCAAAACTAATCTGTTTGATACTACCAGAACCTTTGATGTCATCAATAGATGCCAAGTGGCCTTCCTCAAATGACTTACCCTGAGACTTACGAAGGTGACTGATAAGACCTAGCCATACGTTATGCTTCTTGACTATCTTGAGTAGGTCACTCATGACAGAGTCAATAGCTTCGTTACCTGTCTTACCATCTGCACCTTCTGATACAGCAATTGTAATGTGATCTAGTATAATGTATTCACATCCTAGTAGACACAAGTTTTCTATCTGATCAATAAGAGACGAGTCAGAGACTGCCCCATTGTGGTCTAGCAAGATTAACCTTTCATTTCCAAACACTCTTTCGAATGCTTCCCTTTCCTCCTCGGGAGTTGGATTCTCTGGTGTAAACATCTTGATGAACTTCTCAGCTGAGTCGCCAATAGATTCCTCAAGGGACACCAATCCAATGCTATCTTCGGTGTTATCTTGCAATTCCAGAATGATCTCTTTGATCATAGTAGATTTACCTGAGCCTGTACCTGAAGTGAACAATACAATCTCACCTTTACGCATACCTTCGAGTTTATCATTGAGTCCCTCCAGACACTTAGGGTATGGCACTGACTCGACAGCTTTACGCTCTTGATACGCTTCCCAGATTGATTCACCTCTCACAATAGAAGCAGGTGTATACGCTTTGGCATTAAAGATAGCAGACTTGATTGCTACTGATCCATGCTTTACCAATGTATCACAGGGGTCATTCTCTTGTAGAGTTGCAACCTTTACTTTATCCCAGCCTATTATCTTTGCAGCTTCAGTCAAAGCCTTATTACCAGCTTCATCTTTGTCAAACATTAAGATAACTTCTGAGAACCCACGAATCCACTCACGATTACTCAGGAGTATCTTCATGTTAGATGATGAAGGTAATGAAACTACAGGGTAGATACGATTACTGGTGTCTAGGGAGGCTTGAGCAACTGCCATTGCATCCAACTCACCCTCAGTAATAATGAGGTATTTACCACCTGTAAACTTAGACTGACCAAAGAGTTCTAACTTAGGGTCTTTCATGTCACCCACAACTCGGAAGTTCTTAGGGAGTTGTCGTTTCTTATAAGCTACTACTTTACCACCTGATGTGTAGGGGTAGTAGTGTGCATCTATGCTTCCATTCTCTGCGTAGCTTACTTTAACGTCGAAGAACTCAGACACTCGTTTGGTTATGTTTCTCTCACGTACACCACGAGAGTCATACGTTTGTATATCGGATAGTGACTCGTTGTATTGCATAGTCTGAACCATTTGTTTAGTTTCTGTTTGTGTCCCTTCGACACCATTTTCATATTGATCTGCATAATTAACTTTATTACAGTTGAAGCATTTACCCCTACCGTCACTGTACATTCCCACTGCATCAGAGGAACCACAATAGTTACAGGGCATATGTCCTACAAATCTAGCACCAGCCATCACTGCCACCTACTTTCTTTCATGCTCTTAGCTTGTTTACGTTTATGACTTGCTAGTTCCTTTGACAACCTCCTTGTGCATTTCTTGCTCTTGTCCTTGGATAAGTAATCTTCCACTTCTGTACAACTCATCAAGTTTGTTTTTTGTTTCATCAGTTATTGCTTCCTTTGGAATAAATTTCACTGCGCCTATCTGTCTGTTAAGGTAGAGAGGTACACCCTCCCCATCCTTTTCAGTTAATACATCGAGGTACCATTGGACTTTACATTCTCCAGCCACTAGGCCACCTCTGGTTTCAAACAGTTGCACTATCTCTAGCGACACTTTATCTTTAGCTACTTCTGAGATCAGAGAGTTCAGATGCTTTGAAGAACTTGTATATGTTCTCCAGTTAGATTCTTTATCTCTTTTCTTTTTCTTGTAACTGTGGAATTGCTTCTTACCTATATACCGAGTGCAACCACCATCATGATCTACAGATATAATATAGATGAACCCGAAGTAATCATCGGGATCAAATGGTTTACCCTCGTACTTCCAATGTCCTAAATCCATTTAGTCCTCCAAGTATTTCTCACATTCAAACTTACTACTAACTTTCTCACAAAGATACTTGTTAGTCTCTACTGGTTTTACTTCTGTTTGTTTTGTAAGTATATACAGGTTAGCTGCCATACCAAAGAGAATCCCCAGTAGTATGGCAAGTGGTACGTATACAATACTATGGCGCACCGAACACCTCCTCGAGAGTCAAAGCTCGGAAGTCATCCCAGCTACGTCTCATGTACAAGAGGTTGAAGCACTTCTCAAGATGTACTTTCCAATCACGAGGGTACTTCTTCCGCCATTGGTCTATCACAACATCCAGTGCATCATCTGCAGATACACCATCGAGTAACTTCAAAGCAGTCTTTTCACCTATACCCTTGATGCCTTTGATGTTGTCAGCTGAGTCTCCTGTTAGCATCTGTTTACACAGCTTTAGGTGAGCATCATCAGGCTCAATGTAGTACAGGTTTTTCTTGTTGAAGTTGTAGTGCCAGCCCGGGATCATATCGATGTCCTTATCTATGTGGGCAATGACAAAAGTATTATCAAGATCTAGTGCTTCAGTAGCCCATATGGATACCACATCATCAGCCTCACAGTTATGCGACTGGAAGCAATCAGTATCCCAAGCATACTGGTACAAGTTATCGAGCATAGCTTTCATCTTAGGATCCATGTCACTGCTCGACCTGTTACCCTTGTAGTCATCTGCTATCTCGAACCTGAAGTTACCCTTACCTTTAACTGCAACAAACCCCTGTACGCTATCTGTGTCCCTCATGATAGCTTTTAGAGATGTATCGAAGTGTCCTTTAGCTTGAGTCAAAGAGTCCGTTGTAGCTGCTATACGATACAGTATAGAGTCAGCGTCAATGAAACACTTATCAAACTCTGGCTTGTGTGTTGATTCAAACATATATTTTACCTTTAGTGTACGTCTGCATAGCTATTACCTATGGCCCCAGAACCATCCATTATTGTAACACCAACAGACTCAGGACCTTTCTTGAATCCCTCGATGCTAATATCACGAACAGTCTCTGCATGTTCCTTAGGTGCTACCCATGCTGTCTCGTCATGGTAGAATAGAACAGGATAAGTATCCTTTAACCCTAGTTCCTTAATCTTTTTGTATTGATATACAAGTGCAGTCTTGCAGGTAATACCCTCAAGAGTCTGCAGTAAGTAGTTAAGGAGCTGGTGCTCTGACCCTACAATGATGCGTCTACCATCAGCACCTGTAATAAACCCAGTGCCTACTCTTAGTTTGGCAACATTGAACTCTCGTTCTAGTTTATCTTTTAGTGCCTTTAGCATTGGAAAGTTACCATCGAACTTAGCTCTGGCTTCTTTACCTTTCTTTGCAGACTTTATACCGGATACTGTTTCACCCAACTTGGCGTCACCAGCACCGAACAAGTATGCATACAAGAAGTTCTTTGCGAGTTTACGACTAGTCCCTACGATCTCTGCATTACGAGTGTGGAAGTCAGTTCCTTCTTTCTCATCACCCTTGACTATCATAGCAGTCATATCAGGATCCCCTACATAATGTGCAAGACCTCGTGCTTGGTTACCAGCAGAATCTGAGCCGATAACCTTGCTTCCTTTCTCACACGTTAGTAGGGAACGTAGTTCTTTACCATAGGAGGATCCAACACCGGGTATGTTTACTATACCACGATGTCTACATCTGAAACTAGGTGTACCTATGGTAAACATATCACCATGTAATCTACCATCACCCCACTCTTTAACACTTTCAATCCAGCCTTCAACCATTGCCAACCTGTTACGCATCATGTAATAGTTGCCAATCATTTCACCAACTAGACCCAAGGGCTTCAGAGAGGACTCTGTTAGCTTTGGAGATTGGTTTACCCATTTACCGTTAATCTTCTTGACAGTAAAGTCATCAGGTTTCCACCCAATATCATATAGATATTTCTTTACTTCTGCCATTTGACCGAGGCGTACTTCCTTGAACTCGATTCGGGAGAACGGACCAGAAACCCATCCTTCAGATGCTTTGGTTCCAAGTTCCATATTGAACCAATCTGTGACTGACTTGTAGTACTCTCCATTCTTTTTGACAAGCTTATCTACCTCTTTAGTTCCTTTCATTACACAGACTTCACCAAGTTGTGGCTCTAGCTCATCCTCTATAGCCTCCATACGCCACTGGAGTTCTC